TCGCAAGGTCGCTATTATATGTAGAAAATTTAGCTAAACAAGCACTACAGGAAAGCGAGTAACACAATGAAAGTACATCTTATTACTAGAGATCAGCTAGACGCTGACAATAACTATATAGGAGAAGTAGACTTAACTGATTTTGATGGAGCAATCGAAGCAGAGGAGAATCTTGGGAGTGTGAGGTTCAAGTCGATCAAGGCCAAGTTTCATATATTGTTCCGCGCAGGTACTGGCATCAAAGCAGGCTGGGGCATCGAAGCAGGTACTGGCATCGAAGCAGGCGCTGGCATCGAAGCAGGTTGGGGCATCGATGCCAGCGCTGGCATCAAAGCAGGCTGGGGCATCGAAGCAGGTGCTGGCATCAAAGCAGGCGCTGGCATCGAAGCAGGTTGGGGCATCGAAGCAGGCTGGGGCATCGAAGCAGGCGCTGGCATCAAAGCAGGCTGGGGCATCAAAGCAGGTTCTGGCATCGAAGCAGGTGCTGGCATCAAAGCAGGCGCTGGCATCGAAGCAGGTTCTGGCATCGAAGCGGGCGCTGGCATCAAAGCAGGTGCTGGCATCGAAGCAGGTATTGGCATCGAAGCAGGTCTGTCTATAACCGGTGAATGGATAAGCGGCGGTCTTAGAATTTTTGCTGGAATATGCTTATGGAGAACTCCAGAACAAGAAGAAATGCAAATTAAGTGTGGGGAATTGCGCAAGGGAACGGTGGCGTTTGGTGAGCTAGTCATCACTGCACCGAAGAAGAAGCCTTTAATCGCATCATGTGATGGTAAAGTGGTAGTGATTGAAGGCGTGGAATATAAACTCATGAAGCAGGAAAGCGAGGGGTGATGAATCACGCACAGCGAAAGGCTTTTGAGGAGTGGGCAGCTAAAGAAAATGCATCCATATTAGAAAGAAATGAGGGTGGAGAGTATGTAAATGCGATCGTTGATCTGGAATGGCTTGCCTGGCAAGCCGCTATCGAGTGGATGAAGGATGAGTTGTTGAGCGAATCGGCCATAGAAGATGCGGCTAGCTCATTAAGAGAAAGTATTGAGAATGATTTAAAATGCTTAAGCACCTAGACTTATTCACCGGCATCGGCGGCTTTTCGCTTGGCCTTGAATCAACAGGAAAATATAAGACGGAGGGTATGTGCGACATAGAACCATACAGCCAAGCGCTAATGAAGGAAAAGAAACCGAACACCCCTTGCTGGCCGGATATAGTGAAGCTGAACGACTACTTCGAGAAGGCGTTGACATCGTTACGGGAGGGTTCCCTTGCCAAGATATTAGCTTCGCGGGAAAAGGCGCAGGGATACAATACGACAGAGCCACCAGCGAGGCCACAACACGTTCAGGATTGTTCGGGCAGGTGGTGCGAACCCTTCGCCTGGTACGACCGCGAGTTGCGTTGCTGGAGAACGTGGCAGCGTTGCTTAGTCGAGGGATGGGAACTGTATGTGGAGAGTTGGCCGAAATCGGGTATAACACAGAATGGGATTGCATTTCAGCGGCAGACGTTGGTGCGCACCACTTGCGCGAGCGCATCTGGATTACGGCTACCGACACCCAGAGCGAACGATGCGCAGAAACGCGGGAACTTTGCGAACGACCCGCGCAACGGCTTACCAGCGGCGGCGAAGTATTGGCCGACACCCAGAGCGAACGAATGGAAGGGCGCGAGAACACCAGAGAAACTAGCGGAAAAAGGGAGAAAGCCATCAAACAGTCTTTGCGACAGTGTTCGCTCAACAGAGAGTGGGCAGTTGAACCCCCAGTGGGTCGAGTGGCTAATGGGATACCCTACAGAGTGGACAGACTTAAAGGGCTTGGAAATGCAATCGTCCCTAAAATCGCTGAAATCTTGGGCGAAGCAATCGCAGAAAGGTTGAATAACGAAGACAGGCGCAAAAAGCAGCAATCAAAACGTATCGGGAGGGTGTGTAAGGCAAAGAAAGCAGCCAAGAAAACGCCGTAGTGCCTATCGTGATAGCGCTTTTATTCCTATTCGGATTCGCGCTTTTTCCTTATCGAATTTGGCAATTAACGAAAGTCTGATATAATAGCGCCATGACAACGAAAAAAACAGCAACAAGCAAGCCGTCTACACGCGGCGGCGCGCGCCCTGGTTCGGGGCGAAAGCGACAAGAATTCACGCCACAAGAGCATGCGCTTGTGATGCAAATGGCGTGCCGTGGGTATTCCAAAGAAGAATTAAAGCATTACTTGGCGTTGATTGACCCGAAATTCAAAAGCGCCAAAGTGAAAACCGAAGTGTTTAATCGGGAGTTTGCCGACACCTACAAACAAGGTAAGCGGCTGCGTTTAATGCAGGTCGAAAACGCCATGTTCGAAAGCGCTATCGAAGACCGACACTTTCAGGCGCAAAAATACATATTAGAAAACCGCGATTCGCAGCGCTGGAGCAACAAAGACAAACTAGAACTTCTAGGCGACACCAAAAAAGAAATAACCGTAACCTTCGAAATGGGCGAACCGCCAGCATGGGCAAAAGAGCGCGCAGAGCAAAACCGCTTAGATATGGAAGCGGCCGGAATTAGCCGCGACGAAGACGGCAATATCGTCGAAGAATAAAAAAACACTTTGCCGCTTGACCATATTGCAAACACGTGTTAAAACGTAGGTAAGCAATAACACAAAGGCCGAACAAAATGAACACTTTCAAAATTAACACCACATACGAAGCACGCACCGCAAAGACCGTCACGACGGCAAAGGGCAAGCGCTTTCGTGTTTCAGAATACAACGGCGTCGAGCGCGACATAATTCACTTGAAGCAAACGCGGCCAGCGCCGACAAACCCTGCAACGAATAACGACGTTGCGTTTATCGAGCATAATGGCGTCACGCATATAGTCGATTTTGACCGTGGCGACCTACACCCCGCCGAGGCAGAGCGCCGAGCGTATCAAAAAGACGCCGAACTAGCGGCTAGCGGTTGGAGGTCTTAACCATGCAAAGAATCATAGAGGGCGAACAAAGGCTCTTCGTTACCAGCGACGAAAAGGCGTTCAAGAACTGGCGCGACGCAAAGTCACATCAAGCGGCGATAGACCGCGAAGACAAGCTTTGCATGGTCGCCGACCTAATATCAACCGACGACGCGACATACTTCGATTTTGATGCGCTTCGGGGGCTGGTTAAAAACGGCATTGTTTCGATAAATTACACGAAGTTAAGACAGCACATGTTAGAAAGGTAGCAATCATGCCAAGCGTTTACATTTCACTTTCGGACTTGTTCGAAGAAGTCGACGACGACGACCTATTAAAGGAAATCAGAAGCAGGGGGATTGAATACGCCGAAGCTATGCCAGGGGGCGCGGCGCACCATTTAGAAATGGCGGCCGATGTTCTTCGGCGCGAAAACTATGTCGGGCATGCGACGCGACTCGACGATATAAGAGGAGCTTTAGATGAATAATGCAGAGGAACAAAACGCGGCGTTTGCGCGCTATCTACGTGGACGCGGCGGCGAAGGCAGCGGATTAGAAAAAGCGCCGCAAGGCGGGTACTTTGCCGGCGAAGCTTTTGATGCAAAGGTCGATTCTATTGTCAGCGGCATGTCGACGATTGAGGCCGTTTCATCCATCACAGGAATAGCAAGCGGGGCTTTGCAAATAGAGTCTACACCGAACGGCTGGTCGGGCGGCTATGATGCAAGCGCAATTCATGCTTATCAGCATTACGCAGTGCCAAAAACGACGCAACTGCAAATAGATTCGGGTGCTATGGCCAATATTTCCGAATGGCTTGCCAAGCGTGTAGCGCCTATATTTTTCAAAAGTGAAGACGAAGCCTTTTTCCATGGAAACGGAATAAACCAGCCGCGCGGCATTGTGTCGGCCGAACTAGAAACGGGCGTAGCGAAAAATTTAGATTGCGAGGCGATAAAAGAAACTTTTTATTCTCTTAAAGAGGAATACACCAAAAGCGCCGTAGTCTTAATGAACCGAAAAACCTTAGAGAAATCCAGGAGTATTGTAGACCCTGCAACGAATTGCTACATCTGGCAGTCAAGTCTTGCAGTAGGCGCGCCCGAAACGATTCTAGGCTTGCCCGTTTATGAGTGGGAACAAATGGGAGATATTGGCAGCGACAGCCCTTGCGTGGCGATAGGCGACTTTCGCGCGGGGTATCACGTCGTTAAAAACATAAAAACGGCAGTTCTTCGCGACCCCTTTACCGACAAACCCTACGTTAAGTTCTTTTGCGCGCGGCGTGCAGGCGGCGAAGTAATGAACGTTGATGCAATCAAGCTTTTGAAAGTGACGGGCGCACCATGAACGATTTATTAAACTGGCAGCCGCCGCAAATACCAACTAGGCAAAAGCGCGCGCAAAGCGATTACCTTCGCCACATTATGGGCGGCGCAGATGGCGATTGCCCGACATGCGGTCGATATGGCAAGGTCTACAAGCGACAGATTAACACGGCAATGATTCTTATGCTGCGAAACCTTTACCGAACCGCCGCCGCCGCCGCGCTACCTTATCCCGACGCCTATTTTCACATAAGCGACTTTCTAGGCGTGCGCGGTATTGGTAGCGGCGACCTAGGCAAGCTGGCGTATTGGCAGTTGATCGAGTCAAAAATCGACCCCGACGACGATTCTAAGCGGTGTTCGGGGTGGTGGCGAATCACTCGCAAAGGTCGACAATTTATCGACAACAGCCTTGTCGTGCCAAAATATAGTTATGTCTTCGACGGCGAAGTTATCAAGCAATCGGAAAACCAACTTGTTTCGGTCGTGGACTGCATAGGCAAGAAATTCGATTACAGCGAGTTAATGAACGCGACGGTTTGAAAGATGCGCCGTGTAATAATCGTCTTCGCATTGCTTGCCGCGTCTTGCGCAAGGCATTCATTAAACTGGCCGGCGGTTCATGCTGAAAAGCAAAAAAACGAATGCGTCGAGCGAAAAGGATGCTAGAAAACCATGCAGCACGACCCCGAACTAGCGGCGTCTATCGTCTTCAAAAGATCGAAGAAAGACATTCTAAGCCATAGTCATAAACCCGAATTTGTCGAAGCTAGGAATATAGCAATTTATTGCCGTTGGCGCATGTTTGGAGAAACAAAGGCGCATATTTCGAGGATATACAAGCGAGATCATACGACGATAACGCATTCCATAGTTTCAATAATAGAACGTCGCAAGTTCGACTTTGATTATGACGCAAAATGCGCTAGGGTTGAACATATACTTAGCGAAGACGACGGGGGCTTATGAAATTTTTTTACGATAGCATAGAAGAATTTGTCTACATGAATCGGGCGTTCGGTGTTCGTGGCACGATGATCGACGAAAACGGCAAAGGCGTTGTTCTCGACTTCAAGATATGTGGGGAACTTCGAAACGGCGTATTTATATATGATATATTGAACCTTGCGGCCGAATTCAAAGGCCGAATATATTTAACCGAAGCCGATATTCGTATTCTTGAGCCGCAAAGCGATGACGTCTGGCTAATGGATAACGGCAATCGTTTAGGCGTAGGCCGAAGCGTTAGCCTTGAGGGGCTTATAAATAATGGCGCGCGCCTAGCCGAACGCAGCGGCCGAACTTTCATATTCCCGCGCACTGAAGGCATGCCAGCGACAGGCAAAGAGCAAGGCGTCGTCGAGCAAGAAAAGCCAAAAGAGAAGCGCGCCGCACGCCGCGCCGGTATCTTTCGGAGTAAAAAAAAGCGAGGCTAAGAAATGACGGCCGAACCTAGCGTCGATTTAGCTGCGAAGTGGGTTCGGCCGTGGTGTTACCCCTTGCAGGAAGCCGCCATATACACGAAATCACGCTATTCGTGGATAGAGGGGTCGACTAAGTGCGGAAAGACGCAGCCGGCGCTTTCTTGGCTGCTAGAACAAGCTGTTCTATTCGGCAAGACAAATGCGGCTTATTGGTGGGTCGCGCCGGTTTCTTCGCAAGCTAAAATCGCCTTTAATCGCATGCGGCATAACATTTCGGCCGAATTTGTGTCGTCGATCAATATATCCGACAAAGAAATCGTCTTAGCAAACGGCGCGGTTTTGGTTTTCAAATCAGCGGATAAGCCCGATAGCTTATACGGCGACGACGTTTATGCGCTGGTAGCCGACGAAGCGTCGCGCACGAAAGAAGAAGTTTTAGCCGCTATTCGCTCGACCTTGACCGCAACGGGGGGTATGGCGCGCTTTATCGGGAACGTTAAGGGTCGCCAGAATTGGCACTATAAAGGTTGTCGCAAAGCGGAGGCGGGGCAAGAAAACGCAGAATATCACAAGCTTACTTGCTGGGATGCCGTGGAAGCTGGCATCGTTGCGCTAAAAGAGATCATCGACGCACGCAGCATGTTACCCGAACGGGTGTTCAAAGAGCTTTACGAGGCCGAGCCTTCGGACGACGGCGGCAACCCGTTCGGGATTAGCAATATCGACGCTTGCATTCGTTCGCTATCTAAGAAAAAGCCCGTTTGCTGGGGGTGGGATTTAGCAAAGTCTTATGATTGGACGGTAGGAATTGCGCTAGACGAAGACGGGAACGTATGTAGAATTGAGCGCTTTCAGTCGCCCTGGCGCATGACGAAAGAACGCATCATCGCGGCGACAGGTAGCACGCCGGCGCTTGTCGATTCGACGGGCGTAGGTGACGCAATACTCGAAGACCTACAAGCAAACGGCGGCGATAACTTCGAGGGCTTTAAGTTTTCTTCAAGTAGCAAGCAACAGCTTATGGAAGGCTTGACCGTTAGCATTCAGAAGTGCGAAATTGGCTACCCCGCCGGCGTGATTGTTGAAGAACTTAAAACGTTTGAATATACTTATTCGCGAACCGGTGTAAAATACGAAGCACCACAGGGCTTGCACGATGACGTCGTCTGCGCGTTGGCGTTAGCAAGAAAAAAACTACACGCGCCGGCCGCGTTCGTGTATATTCCAGACTAAGGGGAAAAAATGTCGATATTTTCGCGATTATTCAAAAAAGAAAGCGCAGTCGGTCGAGCGATCGCGCAGCAAATAGGGTCAGGCCAGGCTAAAATGACGCCGCGCCGCTATGACACCCTAGCCGACGAAGGCTATATCAAGAACGCCATTGCATACCGTTGCGTAAGCCTTATCGCCGAATCATGCGCTAGCGTGCCGTGGGTTGTTTATCGTGGCGACGAGCCAGACGAAGCGCACCCGTTGAACCAGCTACTAGAAAAGCCGAACCCCGAATCGCAAATTTCTTCGCTTATCGAAAGCATTGTTTCGCATTATATTCTTGCCGGTAACGCTTACGTTGAAAAGACGGAATCATTCACAGGCGAACCGTTAGAAATATTTTCTTTACGACCCGATCGTATGAAAAAAGCCCTTCGCGATAATGGCACGACCGAATATTTCGAGCATGAAGTCGGCGGCGTTCGCACAAAGTTCGATTGCGATGCCATTACGGGAAAATGCAGCGTCTACCACTTAAAGCACTTTCACCCGCTTAACGACTTTTATGGCTTGGCTTCGGTCGAACCGGCCGCCTATGCGATAGATCAGCATAACTTTGCAGGGAAGCACAACGCCGCGCTAATGCAGAACGGCGCGACACCTTCGGCGCTTCTAGTGCATCGACAGTCTACGGACGTGAAGACAATCGACCGCGCACAAAAGAAATTCGAAGAAAAATATTCAGGCACAAAAAACGCTGGCAAAGCTATGGTTTTGGGTGGTGACTGGGATTTATTGAAAATGGGTTCTACTATGAAAGAACTCGATTTTAACAAAGGCAAGCTAGACCTTGCGCGCGAGATATGCACAGGCTTCGGCGTGCCACACGTTCTAGTCGTGAACGGCGAAACGACCTACAATAATCTTGCAGAATCGCGCCTTTTCCTATGGGAAGAAAAGATCATCCCTATCTTGCAGCACCTAGAACGCGGCCTTATGCGTTGGATTGCAGAGTATTACGGCGTAGAATACTCTATTAAAATGGATTTAAGCGAGGTTTCAGCGCTTTCTATAAAGCAAGAACGTCGAAAAATGTCGCTTGTAGACCTTTACACAAACGGCATTTTAAATCTGAACGAAGTGCGAACGGCGCTAGGCTATGAAGAAATCGCCACAGTAGACGCCCCGCCGTCGGATAGCGACAAAAGCGCAACACTTCAAAAAAAAAGTAATGAGCAAGTGTTAAAGACGATTAGCGACGAAATAGACCGACCCGAAATAATGGCTACGGTTTACGGCCTAATCAAAAGCGAGGTTGACGCGCTGGTTTCAAAATACGGCGAAGAAATCGTCGCCGAAATCGGCCTTCGTAGCGTCTTCGAAGTCAATGAGCGCGTGACCCGCTTTGCAGAGCAAACAACCGCGCAGTTAATTAAGAACGTGAACCGAACCACAAAACGACTTGTTCGTGAAGAAGTGACGGACGGGTTCTTACAACGCGAAACGCTCGACGAAATCCGTTCGCGCATTACAGACGTATTTCAAGGCGACATCGCCAGCGTTCGCGCGCAGCGTATCGCCGAAACCGAAGTCACAAAGCTAACGGGCTTTGCTGGCAATGAATCAATCGAGCAATCAGGATTGCAGCAAAAAGAATGGCTTTCGACGCTCGACGGTTCAACACGCGACACGCATTCAGGGCTTGACGGGCAGCGTGTCGGAGTCGAAGCGAAGTTTCGTTCTAGCAGTGGTGGCGAGGCAAAACACCCTGGCGCATTCGGCATCGCCCACGAAGATATAAATTGCCGTTGCGCTATTGCGGCGGTATTGCCCGAAAAGTCGCTTTCGCCTATGGAGAAAAAAGACTTATGGAACAAAAGAGAAAAGCAGCGACAGGCGCTAGATAAAAACTTTATGGAAGTTTCGCGCAAAATGTTTAGAATACAACTAGACGCTATATTAAAGCGCATGGAAGAGGTGGCCGAAAATGAATCGCAAACATTTAACGATTCCGTTTGAAATAAAGTCGATTAGTGACGACGGTTCTTTCGTTGGTTATGGGTCGGTTTTTGACATTGTAGACTGTTACAAAGAAATCGTGACGCGCGGGGCTTTTAAAAAGTCGCTTGCAGCGCACAAGAAAAACGGGAAAATGCCAAAACTGCTATGGCAGCACGACCCTAGCAAGGTGATCGGCAAATATACCAGTATGAAAGAAGACGAACGGGGGCTTCTAGTCGAGGGTAAACTATACATCGACGAACTAGACCTAGCAAAAGAAGCGCATTTTCTAATGAAAGAGGGCGAAGTCGACGGATTGTCGATTGGCTTTGTCACGAAAAAACAGTCTTTTGATCGTACAAAAGGGCTTCGCTATCTAAGCGAGGTCGACCTATGGGAAGTGTCAGTAGTGACCTTTCCGGCTAATAGAGCGTCGCGCGTACTGGCTTCGAAAGCCGTCGACGACGTTACCGACATTCGGTCGTTTGAATCCTTTCTTCGTGAAAGCGGTTTTTCGGCCAATGCGGCGAAATCCATTGCCAGTAATGGCTTTTCGTCGTCGACCGAACTTCGCGACGAAGCGGTCGAACATTCCGAACTTGAACTACGCGACGTAGCAAGTCGGGCTATTACTGGCGAATTCGACAAACTGATTAAAACAATGAAAGGGGCTTAACATGCCACAGGAGAACACCACGGTCGAAGTCGCAATAACGCCCGAATTAAAGGCGAAGTTCGACGAAATGGGTACAATGGTTGAAGCGTTACGAAAAAAGAATGATCAACTAGAAGCGCAACGCCAAAAAGACGGCATTACGAAAGAAGAATTAAACCGTATTAACGAAGCGGTTTCTTCGCAAGAAACGACGATTAAGCAGATCGAAACCGCTTTGCAGCGCAAAGACAAGGGCAGCCTTGACGGTACGGCTAGCGATGTTGATGCCACAGAATATAAGGCGGCTATGTCATCTTATCTTCGTAAGGGTAACGACACCGCTATCGCTGAATTACAAGCGAAGGCTATGTCGGTCAATTCCGAAGAAGACGGCGGCTACACTGTAACGCCTGAAATGTCGGGCAATATTTCGAAAGTCATTCAAGAAATTTCGCCAATGCGCCAGCTTGCATCGGTCGAAACTATTGGTAGTGATAGCTTGCTTGTTCTAGTCGATAAAGACCTTATGGGCTACGAGTGGGTCGGCGAAACCGAAGACGGCGGCGACACCGATACGCCAGGCTTCGGAAAGATCGAAATCAAGGTTCATGAATTGGCAGCAACGCCAAAGGCCACGCAAAAGCTTTTGGATGATTCTTCGCTTGATATTGAAGCCTGGTTAGCTAACAAGGTTTCTGAAACCTTCGCAAAAGGTGAGGCTGCTAGCTTCATTAATGGTGATGGGGTTGGCAAGCCTAGCGGTATTCTTAACTATGCCGACGGCACGACATACGGCAAGATCGAGCGTATTAACGCGGGTTCTACGACCGCTATTACCGCCGACAATATCTACGACCTATTCTACGGCTTAAAAGATGATTACGCGTCTAATGCGTCATTCTTAATGAAGCGGGCGACTTTGAAAAACGTTCGTTTGCTTAAAGAAGCGACGACGAATGCGTACATCTGGCAGCCAGGTCTAGCAGCGGGGCAACCGCAAACGCTAGCAGGGCAGCCGGTGCAAGAATGCGTCGACATGCCGGCCGTCGCCTCTGGCGCAGTGCCGATCGCGTTCGGTGACTTCCGTCGCGGTTATCAGATTGTCGATCGCGTTGGCGTTCGTGTCTTGCGTGACCCGTTCACTAGCAAGCCTTTCGTGAAGTTCTACACCACTAAACGTGTCGGTGGTGCGGTGATTAACTTCGAAGCAATCAAACTGCTAGAAATGGCCGCATAAATAGCTTGCTGATTCCTTAGCGGGGTGTAAAAGCCCCGCTACTTTTTCAGCAAAACATAAACTTAATTAGGAGTAAAAACCATGAATCGCGAACACATTTCAAATTTTGCTTTCGGTGCGGCCATTGTCGCCGCCGCCGTTAGCACGAACACCACAACGAACGGCGCTTGGATTGATACTAAGGGCTATGGTAGCCTAGGTTTCGATATGTTCACAAACGCTTACACCGACGGCACGTTCACGCCGTTGATTGAAGAAGCCGACGAAGACGACAAGTCAGACGCGGCAGCGGCGGCCGACAGTGCTTTAACAGGTGCAGAAGCAAACGCAGCTATTGCAGCGGCCGGCGCTTCTAAAATCGGTTATATCGGAACGAAACGCTACGTTCGTCTATCGCTTGTTTCAACTGGCACAAGTTCGGGCGCAACGGTTGGCGCACGCTACCAACTAGGGAACCCCGACGTCGCGCCAGTGGCATAAGGTTGTTTTTTTGCGAAACGGGAAAAGGGCGGGGCTTCGGTTTCGCCCTTTTTCTTTATGCGAATAAAAGACGTTTTGTTATCTGATAGATTTTACGCTATAACTGAATTATAGTTTTTTTAGCAACACAAACGCAGGGGTAAACCATGAAAAAAGAAGAAACACTTATCGAAGTGACTATGACGGAAACCGTAAAGGCATCGCCAGACGGCGCTTTTGTTAAGACATTTCAAAAAGGCAAAAAATACGAAGTTCGCGCTTTGCTAGCGAAAAACTTCGCAGCCGACGACGTCATTAAAAAGGGCGGCGCAAGCGCTAAGGCTAAGGCAGAAGCCGAAAACAAGGCAGCGCCCGAAAACAAGGCAGCAACGCCAGCCGAAAACAAAACAGGCAAATAATAGAACGCGCAGCGCTTTCGGGCGCTGCGCTTTAATTAGGGCATGTAATGGGAAACTTAACAACCGCCGATCGCGTTAATTTGCAGCTAGGTTTGACCGACGCCGCCGAAATATCGCTTTTAGACGACTTTATCGCAGAGGCTTCGCAGATGATTGAAGACTATTGTGGTCGTTCTTTCGAGCGCGAAACACTTACGGAAAAGATCGCCGGCAACAATACTAACATGCTTTTCTTGTCGAAATTTCCGATAGTAGAAATCTTGTCTATTACGCATGACGGTAGCGCCGTCACGCTAACAGACGTCGAAATAAGCGACGCAGAAACCGGCGAACTTTATTCACCCTTTGGCTTTATTGAAACGGCACGCTACGGTAACACGGCAAGCCGGCCGCAAATACCTAGCAGCGAACGCCGCTTATACTCGATCGAATACACGGCCGGCTATATATTGCCAGGCGAAGCGGGTCGAAACCTTCCGTTTTCACTCGAACGAGCATGCGTCGAAATGGTTAAGAGCATGTTCGCACGCCGTAAAGACGACCCTAGCGTCGTGAAAGAAACGCTTGCGGGTGTTGCTTCGGTCGAATACGGCGCAGCGCAGGGCGCGGCGGCATTCCCTGCAAGCGTCGCCGCAATAATAGATAATTTTCGGGTGTTAATATGAGTTTTCAGAATCAAGTAGCAAAGATGACGGACGAATACGGCCGCGATATCATATATCGACGCACGCAGCGCAGCGCATACGACCCCGACACGCGTAGCGCGGCAAGCGTAACTACTACTGAATATTCGATTAAAGCCGCCGTTCGTGAGTTAAAGCCGCACGAAATAGCCGGCGACCTTACGTTTAACGATCGTCTAGTTCGTATTGCTGGCAACGCCTTGCCTATTACGCCGCGTCGCGACGACCTTTTGATTATTGGCGACAACACATACCGCGCGCGCTCGATCGACGACATTGTCGTGAAGGGGGAGGCGATACAATACAAGATCGTCGCGTCAGGGGATGCCAACTAATTACGCAGAGTTCGAGCGACAGGTTCAAGAGGCCGCAAAAGCTGGAATAGAGAAATTTGTCGAGTTACATCGAACCGTTACGCTTAAAGGCTATCAATACACCACGGCCGATACACGTAGCGTTTCGTTTCAGTTTGGTTCGCCGGTGTGGACGGGTCGCTTTCGTGCATCGTTTAACGTCAGCGTCGGCGCGCCGAATTATGCAGTCAAGCCACCGCACCCCGAAATAGGAAACGGGCTTGTATGGCCAGACGACCCCGGGGCACCCTATAAAACGTCTGGCGTTGCCGCCGCCGCCGCGCAGATTGTCGGCCTTCAACCTTTCGATCAAACGCATATTGCGAACGGGTTGCCATACGCCAGGCTAATCGAAAAAGGCTATTCAATCAAAGCGCCGGCCGGCGTTCTTAACGTTGTCGCTGAAAGGTTGGCAAAAGAGTTCGACGGGGTTACAATACAGACATGACGGCGCATTTATTTACATTCAAAGCAGCGATTGAAAAGAGATTAGCCGATAACTGGTCTACGACCCCTATTCTATTCGAAAACATGAGTCTATCGCAGCTAGAAGTTGCCGGCAAAAAGCCCGATAGCTTCGTTTTTATTGAAATTACGCCATACGCACAAGAACAAATTTCTTTAGGGCGCGCCGGCGATCGCCTATATCGAACCGAAGGCTTTATCTTTTTACACGTATTCACGCCTTTAGGAACGGGCGGCGGCCTAGCTGATAACTATATGGATTCGCTAGCTTCTATTTTTCGTGGTACGGAATTCGACGGCGTGTTATGTTACGACGTAATGCAGTCGGGCGAGGCTGGCAAAGGTGACGACGAAGGCCGCTACTGGCGAACGTCGCTTCGGTGCAAGTTTCAAGCCGACAAAACGTTTTAATTTTAATAGGGGGCTTTCTCATGGCAGACACTAACTACACAGAATTTACACTAGCAAAACAACCAGGTTTCGGGCTTGCCCCGACCGCTGATGCAACAAAGGTTCGCTTTACCGGCGAATCAATGAAGGCGAATAAGGGCTTTGAGCGTAGCGAAGAAATTCGCGCCGATCGTATGGTCGACGATACTGCGCTAGTTTCTGAAAGCGCAACAGGCGGCTACGGCTTCGAATTCCATTATGGCGAACCGTTCTTAACCGTTATGGAAAACGCGCTATTTAATCCTTTCGACGCGGTTGCAGAAATCGTAAACAGCGCAGCCGATACAGAGATCGAGGGCGTTGTCACTTCTAGCGATACGTTTACCGTCGCAAGCGGCGGCGGTGCTTTTGTTGCGGGGCATTTGGTTCAAAGCACTGGCTTTACAGATGCGGCAAATAATATTGTTTTCGAAGTCGATTCAAGCACCGGCACGACAGTCGTTACGGACGGCGTTGCTACTTTAGTCGACGAAGCTTCGCCACCAAAAGGCGCGAAGCTTAAAACGGTCGGCTTTGTTGGCGAATCTGGCGACATAACTGCAAGCGCTACGGGCTTGGCATCTACGGCGCTAGACTTCACGACCCTAGGTCTAAAGGTTGGTCAATGGCTTAAAATCGGCGGTTCGGCCGTGGGTTCTAAGTTCACAACGGCCGCGCTTAATACGTGGGTTCGCATTGCTTCTATTTCGGCGAATGCAATCGTCTTAGATCATCGCCCTACGGGTTGGACGACAGATGCCGGCGGGTCAAAGGCCATAAAGGTATGGTTTGGCGATACGCTTCGCGTCGGCACGTTAATGCAGTATTTGACGCAAGAAAAAGTCGTCACAAATCAGAGTACGCCGCAATTCCACAAATACAATGATTGCGTCGTGAATAGCCTAGACTTTACCGTCGAAGCTGGCACGCGTGTCACTGGTTCGGTCGACTTCTTAGGTAGTAGCGAAAACGTTTCGGCGGCTTCTTTCGACGCGACACCGAATACGGCCGACGAAGGCGACATAATGAACGGCGTTTCGGATGTTGCGCGCATTATGTTTAATGATTCTGAAATCACAAGCGGCGGCTATGCTCGACGCCTATCGGTTTCACTTCGTAACAACCTTCGCGAACAAATGGCAATCGGTTCGCTAGGTCTTGTCGGTATCGGTGCGGGTGATTGCGACATTACCGTAAGCATGACGACGTATTACGAAGACGCGACCTACTACGACAAGTTCGACGGGCAATCGACGTTTAGCACGTCTTTCGTTATGGATAAGGAAAGCGACGGCGTTAAGTCTGCGTTTGTTCACACCTTGCCGAAGCTGAAAGCCGAAAGCGCCGAAAACACTTCTAGCGCACGAAATCAAGACGCCATGCTAGAAATCAGCGCGCGCGCGCTTAAAGACTCTTTAACGGCAACGTCTTATCAGATTGACGCATTCAATTATTTCGAGGAATAATAGCCTTACTATTTGGATGATAGATATTAGCCCCTGCTTTAATCGGCGGGGGTTCTTTTTATGTTGATTAGAAACACACACTTTGCTAGTGTAAAACCACGTTAACAGTAAACACCTTGAAAGGGTCGAAAAATGGCATTTATTTTAGAAGAAAACAAAGAAGACGAAAGCAAGCTAAGTCAGGGCGTTTGGCAAGAATACGACATCGACGTTCGATTGAAGGTTGCTAGCGCAAATTCGCCAGAGTATCGCAAGGCGCTTAAAAACGTGGTGGCTAAGAAAATGCCCAAAAACCGCAAATTGTGGACAGAAGAAAAGTTGATCGAGGTACAAATGCCGATCATTGCCGAACACATCTTAAAGGACTGGGAAGGCATCTTCACGCGCGCGAAAGACGGCACGTTAAAAGCCGTAAAATACAAGCCAGAAACGGGCTTAGTTTACCTTCAAGAATCACGTTCGCTTCGTGACTTCGTTGTAGATCGCATGACGGCCGACGAAAACTATCTAGTCGAGGCAGTAGACGACGCAGTAAAAAACTAGCGGCTTTCCTCGATTACCAACTAGACTTCGACGCAGGGTTCGTCGATTGGTTAATCGAAGGGAAGCGCGAGCGTGGGGAAGACGAAAGCAAGATTGCGCAAGTGCATCTTGACGCTGGACTCGACCCCGCTTATTCAGACTATTGGGAGGCGTTTCAGACGCTATCATCGTCGCGAACAAGCGGGTTCGGAATGATGAACCCTATTTCGCTACAAGAAATCGCTGCTTATTTGCAAATATATGATATAGTCGACGAAGACGACCGTGTATTGTATATGCAAATCGTTCGGGGGGTCGATTCTCATTACCTAAAACGAGAGTCGGAACGAATGAAAAAGGAAAGCGAAAAGCGGAAAAATGACCGACGCCACGGTAAAACTAAGCATTGACGCAAGGGAAGCGCGCCAAGGTGCGCGCGAATTCGAGGCGGCGACCGATAGCGTCACGCGCAGCACAAAAGACGCAGACAAGCAAATAACACAGACAGAGCGTAACACAAAAAAATTGGGCGACGCCATGAACCGCTTGAAGTCGATCGCATTAGGCGTCGGCGTCGCGTTGGCTGCGCGAAAGATACTAGACTACGCCGACAGCTATCGAGAGCTAGAAAACCGCGTAAAGGTAGCCACAAACGGGCTAGGCGACGTCACTGCTACTCTTGATCGTCTTAACCGTATAGCGAACCAAACCCGAACGCCAATAGCGGCGAACGTGCAATTATTTCAGCGCGCAAGTATTGCCGCGAAAGAGTTAGGTGCGTCGCAAGAAGAACTATTCAGATTAACCGAAATTGTCGGCAAGGGTCTAGCCGTTCAAGGCGGCGCGGCTGGTTCGGCATCGGGCGCAATCTTGCAGCTATCGCAGTCGTTAGGGTCGGGCATTGTTCGCGCCGAAGAATTTAATTCGATTCTTGAAGGTGCTTTTCCTATCGCGCAAGCGGCCGCGCGTGGCATTGACGAAGCGGGGGGCAGTGTTGCCAAACTTCGCACGCTGATTATTAACGGCGACGTCACAAGCCAAGCCTTTTTTAGAGGGCTTTTAGAGGGCGGCGCTTCACTCGATACGATTTTCGCACAAACGTCGGCCACAATCCGCCAAGCGATGACGGTGCTAGATAATGCCTTTACGCAGGTAATAGGCGGCGCGGGTGGTGTTAATTCAGCGGCCGAAGCCCTGGCTAATTCGATTCTTGTTCTTGCTGAAAACTTAGACTCTATTGCAAAGGTCGGGCTTGCTATTTCGCTGGTTCTAGGCACAAAGCTAGCCGTTAGCTTGGCAACTACTGCAATGGCGTTCTTGACTTCAAAGGCGGCCGCCGCGTCATACGCCGGCGGGTTAGCAGTAGCAACGGCGGCGGCGGCGGGGCATAGTCGCGCGTCGCTTGCAATGTCGAAGGCTGCAATTGCGGCGCAAGGTTCGGTCGCGGCTTCTACCGTTGTCGTCGGCGGCGCTGGTAATGCGGCCATCGTCGGTGCGAAAAAGTTCGCACTTCTAGGCGTTGCCATGAAAGCCGTTGCGCCTTTATTACTAGCGGCTGCGCTTGCGCAAGTGATTATTGGCACAAACGAAGTCGCCGAAGCAACGGGGCGCTATGGCACTGCGCTAGGCGAATTGAAAGGGCTTCATGCGCAAGCGGCGAATGCAAGCGGCGACCGCGCGAAGCAAATAGTTGAAGACAAGAATACAATTATTCAAGCGCATATTGAAGAACTAGAGTCGCTTAACAAGCTGATAGAGGGTTACGCGTCAATAAGCGACGGCAATATGCTAGAACGCGGCCTAGGCGCTTTGGGTATGGCTGGCGCTGAATTATTCGGCCGCATGGGTGTAGGCGACGCACCTACTGACGTTTTAGAAAAAGCCGACAAGCTGCGCGACACAATCGAAGAAATGAAGAACCTTTTATCGTCGCCGGTTGGAAGTGGTAGCGGTGGCGGTGGCGGCGGCATAACGGACGAACTGGAAAAATTCAAAAAAATACTAGACGACATTCAGAACGATAAAAAAGTCGAAGCCCTTGAAATGGGCATGACGGACTTAGAAAAAGAGATTTTCGCCGTCGACCGTATGGTTAATAAGCATGTCGGTTCGGTTGATAACCTAACGGAATCGCAGCGCAAGCAAGTCGACGTGATAAAAGAGCAAATCACAGAAAACAGCCGCGCGCGCGAAGAACTCGAAAAGCTTGAACAACAGCAAGAAAACGTTGCGCAGATTTTTCAGGACACCGCTTCGGCAATTCGCGACGGTTTTGCACAGACTTTTGAAGACTTGTTTTCAGGACAGATCGACGGATTTTCTGACGTAGCCGACCGCGTGAAAGATATTTTTGTCAGCATGCTAGCGCAGCTTGCGACGCTGGCAATCGCGCAACCTATTATTGTGCCGATTATTCAAAGTATCGGTAGTTCGATCGGCGTCGATTCGGCGGGAATAGAACAAGTCGTCGAACAATTAGGCGGCGGCGGTGGTGGTGGCAACGGGTTAAGTGATTTAGGTCTCGGTGACCTGTCTGGATTGTCAGACGTTTTCTCGATTGGCAGTTTGGGCGAATCTATTTTTGCGCTTGATTCTACGGTCGGAAATTTAATCGACACGGTTGGCCACAATATTTTTGGTGTTGGCACAACAGGTCTTCCAACGCTTTCTGGCAGCGGTGTTGCCGGTGGTTTGAGTCAATCATTTACGCCGGGGGCTGGGCTTGCCGGTTTCGGTGGAACGATGGCGGCAGATTTGCTTGGGCTATCCGGCGAATATAGTAGTATTACGGGTACGGTTGGCACGATTATTGGTACGGCGGTTGGCGGACCACTTGGCGCCGCGATTGGTGGATTTTTAGGCTCGGCGGTTGGTGGTTTGTTCGGTGGTGGTGCGCCCAACCCTGCTGCGACAGCGGGGGTCTCTGGGTTTACCCAGTCGGGCGGATTAACGGGGGTTGATTTGCAGGCGAAGCACCTAAGTGAAGATGCTGCGCAAGCCATTGCAGAGGCTTTGCAAGGCGTAACTAGCAGTATTTCACGCAGTGCGGGGCTGGATTTATCATTAATTAAAGCGCCGGAAGGCGGCACCGCATTTCAGGCGGGTATCAATGACGGAACTGGATTTTTCACCTTTGGTGACCATAAAAGTGATTTGGGCAATGAGCGCGTTTCAGTCACGTTTGACCCTCAAAATAATGCGGACTTAGAGCGTGCGTTGGGCGATCTAAGCAAACTGTTTGTGACGCGAATTGACGAACTGGGCGGTGCCGTTGATGAAAGGCTTTTAAAAAGCTTGGGGAACATAGAAACGGAAGGCCGCAACGCATCTGAAGTGTTGAACGACATAGAACTAGCCGCAAACTTCGACAATATCGGCGACGCTATTTTGAAAGCAGAAGAACCCGTTTCGGCGTTCATTCAGCAACTAGAAGGCATCTACGCAGAGTTCGACGCGCTGCGCGAATCGTCGGAGCGCCTAGGCTTGCCGCTTGGCGAACTAGAAGAAAAGCTAACGGCAATCGAAGCAAAACTTCGAAGCGACTTTAATGTGTCTTTATCGCAACAGCTTCTTTCAGCGCAATCGGGTATATTTGCCGACCTTTCGAACGAAACGGCGCGCTATCAATCGCAACTGGAAAACGCTACAGCAATAAACGGCGACTTGGCCTTAGTCGAGGCTATTCACGCGGCGAACCTTGAAGCAATCAATGCGCAGTATAATAGCCTTGAAGGTTCTATCGGTTCGACCGGTGATTCACTTAGCGACATAATCAGCAACACAGAGTCGCTAGTCGATAGCTATAAACAGATTACCGAAAATCTAGGCAACGCGTTATTTGCTATTCAGGTCGGCGACGATTCTAGCTTGTCGCCGACCGAAAAGCTGGCGCTTGCAGAACAGCGGTTCAATAGCACCGCCGCGCTTGCGCGTTCGGGTAACGTCGACGCAGCGAATGACTTGCCAGGCATAGCGAATGAGTTTCTATCTATCGCGCGCGAAGTCTACGCCAGCGAAGACAATTTCGACAAGATATTCGCCAGCGTCACGGGTGAATTACAGGCGGCCAGCGAATACTATCAATCAGAGATCGACATTCTTTCGAACCAGTTGGAAGTTGACAAGCAACAGCTTGCCGCGATTGAGGGCTTAACGTCTACGATTGAAGGCAGTTCGTTGATGAAAGTCAATTCGCTAGCTAATCCCGACATACTGGTAAGCCAAAACAATGTAAACGAACGATTAATTCAGATTTTGCCGACCTTATCGCAGGACGTCGCCGAACGCGCGATCGGTCTTCTTCGTGAAGCAACGCCAGGGGTCGAGCCTGGTAACGGTACGCGGTCGATTTTCTTCGAGCAAAATCAGGCCGCGAACAACGCGCTTTATAATGTTTTCAAGGGCATTATACCAGGCTTTGCGAAGGGCGGCCGACCTTTCAGCACAACGCCGGCGCTAGTTGGTGAATTAGGCGCAGAGGTTATCGCGCCAAATGCTGGTTCTAGCATTATTCCTATTCAAAACAATCAAGCCATGCTTAACGAAATGGTTCGTTCCAATCAGCATTTATCCGCAACCGTGAAGCTACTTCAAGCGGGGCTGCGCAACGTAGAAGATCAACAGCGCGAAACCAATGAATACTTGCAGCGCCTTAACTCTAAGTCGAATCGCGCGCGCGCATGATTTTCTTGTATGACATACACCGCATAAGCGCGGCCGATCAAAGCGCGCAGGTGCTTCGGTTGTCTTCGTCGCCGTACACCACAAAACGCAGCGACATGCCTTCAAACGCTTATTACAGCGACATATTAAAGCGCGGCGGTTCGGTTAATCGCTATATGTTCGGCTTTGGTGAAACATTCGGACAAACCGAAATCGGGGCAGGTTCTATCGTCGCCGCTAACGACGGAACGCTTGATCAATATATCGACGACGGTTTCGACTTTCAAAAAATAGAGGTCTACACAGTCGAAAACGAATCGACGCCGTTTAGTGAGGCGGTTCTATTCGCGACGTTTATATGTGAAAAAACGGTGTTTCGTTATTACGAAGTAGAATTCATCATTCGTGACCCCTTGTATCTGCTTAACCGACCTATTCAAGACGCAACGTTTCTAGGAGATAACGACGGCGACGCAGACGACATCGAAGGCACTGCGAACGACCTTCAAGGGCAAAAAAAGCCCGTTGCGATAGGAACGTGCTATCATGTGCCTTTGACCCTGCTTAATTCGACGTCGCTTATATACGGTTGTAATTTTGGCAAAGACGGCGACCCCGCGCCCCTAGCTTATGACGATATATTCGACAAGCTTAACCCTCTGGTTTTTGACGGCGACGACGCCGACCTTGCGACACTATCAACGGCCACCATTACGGACGATTATCGCACAAGCGAGGCCGACGGCCTTGCCCGATTAGACGCAAGCCCCGACGGAATCGTCACAGCAAACGTAAGTGAGGGCGCAACAAGTGGCGACCGTACAGCCGCGCAATGCGTTAAAAGAGCAATAACAAACTATGCGATTGGCTTTACCCCTGCTTTTAATGCCGCTTCTTTCGTGGCGCTAGATAGCGCAGACAGTAGCGAAGTCGGGTTCTATTCAGACGGCGAAGACATGCTTTTCGATGTTTGTTCGGCAATAGCAGGAAGCATCGACGCCGCTATACTGGTAGACAAAAACTTAGAATTTTTTGTTTCACAGTTGACCGCGCCAGAACTGAAAACGGCGATAGAAACAATTGAAATTAACGATATAGTCGATCAGGGGCAGGGCTTCGAACAAGTCGATATTGACGACGTCGGCGGCGGCATACCGTCGTATAAGACGACGACAAGCTATAAACATTATTTTCACAGGTTCACAGAAACAGAAATCGCAGGTATATTAAGCGAGGCCGACCGCATCGACGGCTTGCAAGAATGGCGAAAGGTTGAAGCGGAAACGGCCAGCGTTCAAGATACCTACAAATCGTCACAACCGATAGAAATCGCCTCTTATCTTGCGGATAAAACAGCGGCCGAAACACGAAACACCGCGCGGCATAATCTGCGAAAAATAATGCGTACCATGTGGCTTTTGCCGCTTGAAAGAAACACCGCGCTAGAAATTGGCGACGTGATAGAAGTCAAAATCGACCGTTTCGGCATGACGGCAGGGAAAAATTTCGTTATCCTTGGCTATGAGTGGCGAGAGATAACCGAAAACAAAGTGGTGTATTTAATTTATGGATAATGCGATTTTTTCCTTTCCGAATTGGTCGGACGAAGCGGAGGCGGTCTTATTCGGCGGCGATTGGTCGGCCGGTGCTTTGTCACGATTGCAGCTTGACGACATAAACAACCGAGCAATTACGGCCGACGCGACAGCCGATTCGACAAAACTAGAAGTCGACATAGGCGCTTCGCGCGACATTCGTGTAATAGCGTTTGATAATAATAGCCTAAGCGTTCGATCGACGCGTCGCGTTCGCGTGTCTAATACGGCGGCATTTTCTGGCGCGACAGTGAGCGGCGCGCATTCTTCGGGCGTTTCTTCGGTTTCATTTCAAGCCGGCACTTCGTTTGACCTTAATATCAGCGAAGGCGACGCGTTCACTATCGAAGGCGATTCAACCATTTATACGGCCACGGCTGGCGCTACTATTTCTTCGAGCGCGACGGGTTCGGTTTCATTTACCCCAGTGCTTGCCGAAAACGCCGCCGACGAAGCCGTTATCACTTGTCGAAGTGGCGACTACACCGACGCGCTATACGATGACGGCGAACAAGTGGACGTTTACGACACGATATACCCATTTGGAACGCTACCGTTCTACCACCCTTCATGGCTTGACGGAAAACCAACGCAGCGTGATATTGACGAAGGCACTTTTCCGCTAGTTATTGTTTTGCCGAAAACTATATTCGCCCGATATATGAAAGTCGAATTCGTCGACGAATCGAACCCCGACGGGCAAATCAGCATAGGCCGCATGTTCTTCGCGCGCGGCGTACAACCGACGTATAATATCGCTTATGGCGAAACGACGGTCGGATTCACAACACAAACCAAAGTCGAAACCGCGCTTTCGGGGCGACGAATATACACGCCGAAGCCTATGCAACGCATCATGCCTATAGGAATTAACAACCTACCAAAGCGCGAAGCTTTGACGACGTTTTTCGATATGCAGCGCAAGCTAGGGAAGCATAAACAGTTATTTTTCATCATGCAGCCAGACGAACCAGAATTCACTAGCCGAACGTCTTTCACGGCAACGCTTGCCGAATTAGACCCCTTTCAATTCCCATACTTTAATGTTAATAATGTAGGTATGCAGCTTATGGAGGCAATTTAATGACTTCGATCGTTCTTACGTTTGACAACGGCAATACATACACATGGCCGGACGATTTTATCGGCGACGAAGGCTACGAATATGTAGAAAGCCTTGGCTTGTTATTTCAAGACATCATTACCTTGCAAGTTTCTATTAACGCTGATTCTTCGATTATCAATAAACGCGCAGCACTAGCGCAAACCGCTTCGGCGGCGGTGCTTGCGGGTGAAAACCGTATTCGCCGGCTTCTTTCAAACGCGCGCCAAGCGGCGGCCGACGCACAAGCGGCAGTCGGCGGCGTAAAAGTTAGCGCAAACGACACCGCCGCCGGCAACCTTAACGGCAAGCTTGTCGCGGCCGACGGCATAATTTTAACAGAAACGAACGACGGCGGCGACGAATCGCTAACAGTATCGACAAATCGTCGACATATCGCTATGATAGCGCAAAGCTTCGGCTAAACACAGGGGGAAAAAATGGCAGATATTACAAAAGAAATCCTTTCAGGTTCGACCGACGGTCTACCGATCAAGGTTACAGGCACAAACTACGCGGGTCGCGTAACGGTTCACACCGCCGGCGCTGGCACGACAAACCGCGACGAATTGTTTTTGTTCGCGCACGTTGACGACGCCGCCGCCGCGCCGCAAAAAGTAACGATTGCATTCGATGACGGCACAGACCCCGACGACCTTATGCACATTACGCTACCGGCATTCGGTTCGGCTGGCGACGACGGCTTAATACCCTTGATTACTGGTTTGCCGATTCAAAACGCGAAAGTCGTTTCGTCCTTTGCTGAAAATGCCGACGAAGTTTTAATCACGGGTTGGGTCAACCGTCACGACAACAGCTAGGGGGCATCATGCAAAACCGCATTATCAGCCCCGCGCTTGCTAAGAAATACGCGAAACCACGTTCGGCGATTAGTTCTTCGGCGGGCGGTTCGTCGCTGGCAAAACCTAGGTACACTAAAATGGCAATGGAACTTAGTGATGTGCCACCTTCTCTGGTCGAGAGCAGTACGTTCACAGGGTACATGCCTGAAATGGATGATTACTATGTAAATAATAAAAACCTAATGTTTCCATTGACCGACGATTCTATAAACGGCAACCCCCGCGCTTGCATGTTTTATCATAATACTTCTGGAGATATAAATGCTCGGTGTAACATAGCCACATACAACGGTTCGACCGTGGTAACTGGAACGGTAGCAGAAATAAATGCCGCCGAAAAAATCCATTTAGTAGTGCCGTTTATGAACGATAAGAATAAATTTTTCGTTTTTCTGCACGACACAAGCGCAAACGGCTATTTGATGTATCAAGTGGTTTTCCCTGCCTCTGGCACAGGTGCCGCCACGATCACAGCTTTAAACGGTGGAGCCGTTATCTCAGAGTTGGGTGACATATCCCACGACTGGGAAGGGCAAAGCTTACAATACATCTGGGCTGAGGATGATACTAAACTGATTGTGACTTTTTGGCAGCTATCGGTGACGACTAATGCTTTCAGAGCAGTTTTATTTGATGCCTCCGGCGCAGTGGTCGATGATGCAACTGTCAACGGCAACGGAACTACTAGCACTAAAAACCCTTGGCTGTCTGCTTTGGGCTATGATGCGGCCAGAGATACCTACGTTTTCTTGTGTTTAGGCCCTGCAAACCAATATCGACAATATGTAGCATTTTCATTAAGCGGCGACACTTTAACCATAAACAGAGACGGTAATGGTATAGGTGCGCCAGTGAGCCACGGTTATGTACAGTATCTTGAGGACGGGGTTTTCTATGCATATAGCCGCGATGGTTTGACTACCTATAGCCCTATGATGGTAGAAATAACTAGCAGCTCAGCTGACGAAAATAAAGGTGCGCCCGGATCCCAGCTCGACGGTGAGAACACAACAGGAACAGCTTTAAACCCCGCTGTGTCACGTATAATGCCAGCAGACCCTCGTAATGTGTATGATTGCCCCCGTGTATCAGTAACCTTAGGTAGCTCAAATGTCCCTGTATTAAGTATTGACGGGCTGGGCTGGGGTAATGGAGTCGCGCAAGAGTTCAAGCAATCAGCAGTGATAGATTTAGGCTATGGATGCTTTGACCCTGACAACCCTAGTCTGTTTTGGTTCTTCGGGTCAAACGCGGGAACGATGACCGTATGGTTGAAAGATGTTTCATGACCTATCTTTGCGCATTACTTGCACTTATTCACTGGCTTAAGGGCTTTTCGCTTGGCGATAATTTGCCGCCTGGACAAACGCGCGAAACATGGCAGACGGTTGTTAATTTCATGACGTCGGACGGGTTTTGCGGTGTTTATTTGGCCGCATCACTAGGTTTTTTATTATGGCCTGGCGTCGAAATGTGGAAGCCCTTTGCGGCGTTTCTTTTACTTGTTGCTGCGTGGTACGGCTACGCGTGCGAAATGTTCTACCATAAGCGGATAATGTTCGTTGCATATAGCGGAAAGATAGAGGCGATCACGGATTACGCCGATAATTTTATCGAACGGTTTTTCGTTGGAAGCGGAAAAAATCCCCGCTTGTCGGCGGTTCGCTATGGCGTATTTGCTGGCTTCGGTTATAGCTTGTTATTCGCGATAATTATCGCATGGAGAATTTACACCGGTTCGTTTAGTCTTTATTCTATCGGCGCACTATTGCCGCCGCTATTATATGGGGTTGTTTACTACGCTATGAACTTGCTACCGAATCCGAACCAGTACGGCGAAACGGTCGGCCGTGGTTTTTATGGCGCTGCATTAAGCGCGTCTTTATTCCTATCGGCCTTATAAATGAGCGTTACACAAGAAGACTTGCAAGCGGCAATCGAGGCCGCAACTTCGTCGGCGCTCAAAGGGTCGCTGGCAGAGCGTCGAGGCGCGCCGGTTATTGATAGCGCAAAACTTGGCGAATATATCGTTCGCGCTGTTTTAGGGCTTTTGGCCGCCGGCATGGTTTGGATGATAAGCACGCAAATAGACTCGCAAAGAGAGATTGCCGTAATCGTCGCCGCGCGTGAGTCGGAAAGGGTTGTAAATACTGAATTTAGAAATGAATGGCGCAGTTTTGAAAAAAGCTTTTCGGATTTTCAGCGAGAAATGCAGATATTCACAAGCGCCCCGCGCTTTGATGCAAAAGACGCGACGGCAACTATTCAGACGGCGCTTGTGCCATACGATCAAAGAATAACTATGAGCGAAGCGACGCTTGCGCAACGTAGTAGATGGATTGACAAAGCAGACGAAAGAATCAACGATAACCGCCGCGACGTCGAGTTAATGCGCGATAATATAAACGACATTAAAGAAATGTTAAAAGACATTGCGGCGCGGCGTAGAGAGGATAAGGAAAAATGACCCCGCGCGAAATCATAGATCAAACGCTTGAACACGAAGGCGGCTACGTTAATCACAAGAACGACCGAGGCGGCGCGACAAATTTCGGCATTACTATCGGATTTTTACAGCGCATCAAGCCAGGCGCGACAATTCACGACATTAAGAACATGACGCGCGACGAAGCGGTCGAAATCTATTACGACTCATTATTCGCGCCGAACCGTATAGAGGAATTGCCAAGCATAGTTCAAGACGTGTACTTCGACATGATTGTAAACCACGGCCGCCGACGCGCCGGCATTCTTTTGCAGCGTGGAATTAAGCGCAGCGGCGTCGCTATAGTAGCCGACGGAATCGTCGGAAAAAACACCCGCGCCGCCGCGATTACTGCTAATCAAAAAAGCCCTTGCGCCCTTCGCGCTAATGTCATCGAGGCGCGCAAGGACTTTTACCTTGCGATAGTTCGTAACGACCCGTCGCAGCATGTCTTCTTAGAGGGTTGGAAAAATCGAAATAATTCTTTTCGTTTTGCATAGCGCCAAAAAGTGCTACTATTGTGAAACCAGTTAAAAGAAAGGTTCTACAATGGAAAAAAAACCAGGTTATAAAACGTCAGAATTTTGGGTTACGTTTGCGACATCTATTGCCGCGATATTTAATCAATCTGGCATATTTGGCGAGTATCAATTGCCTATCGAAGCCGTAGTTACGCTAGCGGGTCTAGTCGCGACGTATGTTATCAGTCGAACCGTTATCAAAAGCAGCGAAGCGAAAGCAGAAGCCGGAGTAATTTCGGCGCAAACAAATGCGGCGCAGACGCAACAAGTCACTGGTTCGGACGGTTCGGGTATCTAATGGAGTGGGTTGTTTACGCAATCATAGCGGCGGCCCTAATCGTGCCGTCGCTATTAGCTTGGAAGTATGGCCGCAAGGCGGCCGCCTTAGAAGAAGAATCGCGGCTTTCGGTTATTTATGCGAACAACAAGTACGACGCGCTATTAGCGCAGCATGAGCAATTAAAGCGGGAGTATCAAGATTATGTTAAAATCATTCAAACTAGCGGCGACGACCCTGCTACTATTATCGACCGCTTGCGCGACGCCGGAAAAATCCCCGGCGCCTAATATAACGCAAGAATGCCCCGCGTCGGTTTACCCGCCGGCCTCTATTGCAAATGAATGGGAAAAAATCAGCGCCAGCACAGACGAAGGCGTCTACATTATTCGCAACCTTCGACAACAAATTATACTGGATAATCTAGCCGAACAGCGAGCCGCTAATGACGCTTTACTCGCAGATAATTGACCGCATACACGACGCAGAAAAGGTCGAGCAATTAACGGATATAATGCACGAAAATAAACGCAGATTAAACCTTATGCGCAATGATAAATGCGAGAAAATACGCGGCGAATATATCGTAATTATGAACACTTTAACTTATTGCAAAAAACAAATACAGAATAGCGGAAAAAAGTGTTATGGTTATCGCAATCGGGGGAAATCATGCCAGACTTAGACGACGACTTTATTGTAGATCATACGGCGGGGCTTGAAGTCACGCAGAAATCAACGGTCGAAAACGGCGTTCATATCCCGCACGTTAAAGCCGAAGTTACCGAATTGCACCCACAAAACCGATCATATAGCGATCATATAATCGGCGGCGCAGACGGCACGACCGCCGCGCTTACTGCGTCGGGGCAGATATTAGCAGCGCCGGCCGACTTCACGAAATACAACGTCGCGGCCGCGACCCTTATTTTAATCGTTTCTAGCGTTGCTTCGTCGCCTAGTATTTCTATTGATATGGGACTAAGCGAAGACGGCGAAAACGAACTAGGCGACGTAGAAGACTTATTTAGCGGAATTACGGCGAACGGCACGTATGTGCTAAAACTAGACGACTCGTCTTTTATATATAGTCATTTTCCTTTCTTTAAGGTCAAAGAAGGCAACGGGGGAACCGCTAACGTTCGATTGGTTCTTGTCGCACGCGGGGGCGGGTGATGCCTTCTAATAAGGTCTTAATAGCCGTCGAAGAACGAATGATTAACGGCGGTCAAATTTCGCAGCATAAACGCGCGCTTGCTTATGCGCGGCAAATTTGTCGCACGCATGGCTACGAAGCCGTAGTTCGCATGATACGCAGCACGTCGCAATCAGAGTTTGACGCACTTACGACAGACGATTACGCGTTCGCTATCGTGCCACGCATCAAGCCAGGCAACAACTGGCACGCATCTAGCAAAATGCTCGACTTTATCGAAGGTTCTTTCGGCATAACGACGATAATTCTTTCAGCGCCAGCCTGGGGCGTTTCTTCTATTGAAGGCGGCGTTGGTACTATTCGCCACCAAAGCGGGAGCGTAAACGCAAAGCTTTTATGGGGCGACCTTGAATTATACACGCGAGGGCAGCCGCAACGACTTGACGGCGCGAAAGACGTTGTCGCGCTAGCAGTAGACGCAAGCGACGAAGACAACGTCTACGCATGGCGGTTGCAGGGCGATAACGGCGCAGTCTATTGCGACAGTAGCGACATTGTAGGCAATGAAAACTATGGCGGTCTTTTCCCTATGCTATTGCAAGAAGCGGTTAATCGTGGCGACATTACTGCGCCGCCGAAAAAGGCAACGGCATATATCGACCTGGACGACTTCCCTGACGCAACGAACACCCTAGGCGACGCCGAAACCCTATACGCGCTTATGCAGCTTCACAATATACCATTAACGATAGGGATAAACCCTGTGATCGACGCTACGGTCGACGATGATATTTTAAGCTACATCGCGCCACGAATATCGCAGGAAGGCGGCTTGTTTTATCCTATCACGCATAATACTTCGTGGCTTTATAATGCCAGCAAATCGACACTTCGTGCGAACTTGGAAGGCTCGACGGGCGTCGGCTACTTACAATCTAAGGGCATGGATATTCCGTTACATCAAGGCCGATACACGTATCATCCTAACAATCAGGTCGCAGACGACTATTTGCAGCTTTGCAAAGAATATGGCGTAAAAGTGATTCGCACCGACGGCGCGGCCGCCGCCGCAACGGGCATTTATTCGCCGGCCGGTTCGATACAGCGTTCGGAGCGTCGAGGCGTTCGAATCGTGGGTTCTAAGTCGCCTTTCAATTCTAGCGATAATCAGCACGAAGTAGACAGCGCCGACGAAATTCTTTCGTTTCTAGTCGGGTTCGGGAACTGCACGATTCTAGGCGCATACGCTGATATGCCGTTCTATTTTCATGGAACCGAGATGTATATCGGACACACAAGCGAAACCGCGCCAGGCTATCGCTTCTTAGAGCGCTACGGCGCTATGGTTTCTCATTGCAGAGATGTAATGCGTTTCGGGCATCCGTCAGAACTAGCATATTCGGCTTAGACTTCTTCGACTTCTATTCCGTAACATGCTTTCATAAGGGCTTTTTTAATCAAATAAACGCGGGTGATCGTTGCTTCGCTTTTGACGTCTTCGACAATCATCGAACCCGCTTCTTTGTAGACGAAGTCGGGGCGAAAGGTTACAGAGCGACCCGAACCAGCATAGCGCAGCGTCGCGCCGTTTACTTCAAAAGTGAAGTTTACTTGTCGGTCTAGGTCGGTGATGCGCCCCGCTTTCGCCATAAGCTTTAATTCGCACCACCGCCGAAACTCTTTTTTTGAATCAAAGACGCCGTCTTCGGTTTCTATTTTTTGATTCCGATATTTCGGCACTTTTGCCTTGCCTTGATTTTCAGCAAGGTAGCGCCGAAATTCTTCGGCCGACATGCTACCCTTATTCGTCATCTAATACCGGCGACATGCTTAACGCCCGTTTATAGGTATCGAGCAAATAGTCTTGTTCGTCGCGTTCTTCGTGACTCATTTTGCGAAGCTTAACAACCTGGCGCATGGTTTTTGTGTCGAAGCCGTTACCCTTTGCTTCGGAATACACTTCGCGCACGTCGATCGCTATATTCGATTTTTCTTCTTCTAGCCGTTCTACGCGCTGAATATAAGAAAGAAGAATATCGCCGGCGACGTTACCTACCGTAGTCATGACGCGACCTTTGCGTCGACTGCGTCTTCGGGGTCGAACGCAACGCCAGATTCAACTTGACGGCGTTCTTCGTCTACGTTGCCTTCGATGACTTCGCCCGTTTCGTTGTCGACAAAGGCTTCTAATTTAGACGACGCGGCGGTCTGATTGCCGCCGTCGTCGTCTTGTGCCGGTGTTGGTTCATGGTCTACGACAATAAAATCGCCCGTTTCGGTTCGATCGACACGCTTGCCAGCGTCGACAGCGTCTTCGATCATTGCTGCGCGCGCGACCGACATAGGAAGCATCTTGCAGATTCGGCGAACGACTGTTTTCTTTGCCATTTCGTTATAATGAGAAACCCACGGCGAATTTATAACCCCGCCTTTTGCAAAGCGCTTCGCAGACTGATAGCCCGACGACCCGTCGCGAACGGCGTTTATTTCTTCTACCGTCATATAATCCCAATGATAGCCGCCGTCTTTGAATTTCGCCAAGCACCAGAACAAAATTGCTTCGCCGCGTTCACCCTTTAGACAAGGCTTATGCACGAACGGTGGTTCTTGACTATAGTCGACGCTGAATTCGTCGTTTTCGTACACTTCTTTCGCCAATATAGACGAAACGTCGCCAGAGCGCCGCGCTAGGTCGATAAGCCCTTTATAGCCTGGAATGAATTGCACCTTATTTTTGAACGGTATTAGGTATGCCTGGCCTAGTAAACCGTCAGGTTCAAGACCTAACTGCGCGCATGACATAATCGCGCTAATGAGCGAACTACGGTCGCAGTCTAAAAGCTTCGGCGTGTTTTGAATCGTTGTCATAGCGACCCGCGCAAGGCGTTCGCTTGTCAGGTGTTTAGGAAGCGCCGCATTCATTTGCGGCCGCATTTGTTCGAGTAGGTTGCGAACAGAATTAACTTGTTCTTTTTTTGTGACTTGCTGGTTCATAGCTTATACTTCCTTTACTGTTAATCGGTTCGAAACCGTTGTTTTTGCTGGCTGCGCCTTGCGTTCTGAAATCACTTTTTTATAGCTGATATTAAAGCCCGCTGCAAGTGTAAAGGTGTAGGAACCTACCTTTTTAATGACTTCGGCTTGAAGCGCTTTTTCTTTCTTTTCGGCGACTAATCGTTCGGCTTTCGCTGCAAGAAATCTAGCACAAAGGTCGGGCAGTTCATTGTCTGCGCTAAGGTCTTGTTCTTCGCCTTCGTGCTTCATGATCGACTTAACGACTTCAAGGTCGCCAGCCGATTCGATCAAGGGTTCTTTTTCTTCGGCCACCGACTGCCAAAATTCATTGATTGCCGATATTATTTTAGCGATAGCTTCTTCGTTTCGTTCGTAGCGATAGGCTTTCAATTCACTGCCACCAATCAAGGCCACGATATAGCCATAAGACAAGCCCGTAACTGCAAGCTGGTGCTGTAACTGCAATATGTAGTTTAACGGTGGTTCGTCGTCCTTCCATTTGTCGCGATACTGGATATAATCGACGTTCTTTATTTCAATAGCCCCTACATGCCCTTCGCCTTCGCTTTCGATTATCATGCCGTCGGGCGTGCAACCCATACCGTCGACGGTCGGGTGCAAGTAGTATTGCCCCGCGCATGATATGAACTTCCATTCGTATTTTTTGCACGCAGCCGAAGCGATGCCGGCTTCTAATTCGCGGCCTAATAGCATGCGTTCATTATCAGCGAACCCCATATCATTACCGCGCTTTTGATGCCATAATTCAAACTTCGACATAAACGTCGACGCACCGAATAAGCAAGCAACGTCAGAAGCCCCGACATTCTGGCGACGCAGTTCGTGCCAGTGCTTATCGTTTTTAATTGTAATTCGTAATTCCTTATTCATGATTTTCGACCTTTTTTGTTGATTTTTTAGACTGCGTAATATGTTGAATACATCGCCAGCCCCGCCGCGATTATAAGCGCTAAGTGCGCAGCAAGCCAAAGAAAATTGCTCAATCGACGCGCCTTGCGTTCTTTCCGTGTTTCATAGTGACGATACATAGCTATTTTCCTTTCATGCGGTCGCAGGTTGCTAGATAAATGTTAATGTAGCTTTCGCTTTGCGCTTGAATATGCTTATTCGCGATTGCGTTAAACGCGCGGCTATCAATAAGCAATTTTGCAAAATGGCGAACGCCTTCTATATAGGCGACATTAAGCTTGTCTAGGTCTTCATGTGCCGCCGCGACGTCACGATCGGCGATATTGTGCTGCGTGACGCGCAAATCCGTTACGTTGTCGCTACTCATTTTCGCCACCTTTGGGCTTGTGTTCTATCGAAAGAAGCGCTTGTATTTTTTCTTCAATATCCCAAACATCGCGCTGCGCTTCGGCCTGAATTTTCTTCTTCTTTTCTTCGAGAATTTCGACGGCTTTGCTTCTGATGCCTTTTTCATCGACTAGCGGAATGTCTAACGTCACTTCTATTTCGCCAATAGTGACCCATTCTCCGCCATCTCCCCAAGTTTCACGGCTATGCTCGCATAATGAAAGTTCGCCAGCAAACGAACCGCCTATCGCGTAGCAAACAACCATAGGGAAGGTCGCCCTTCGCGGTATTTTATTAGGGGCTATGACTTTAAGATTGTCTTTCAGTTCTGCGCGCCGTTTTTTGGCGACTTCGTCTTTTGTAATACTCATAATTTTCGACCTTATATGTTACCGACACAAATGTCGGCGAGTTATCCGCGCCCGTCTACCATAGATCGGGGCGTTACTTTGCACGACACGCCAGGCGCGCGAATATGAACGACAGTATCGCCCTTTTGAATTGCAGCGGCGGCTTTCGCTATAACGTCTTTTGCGTCGCGCCCTGCTATCATCTTGTGAACTTCGTTCATATAATCGACCTTTCTTCGTTTCGTGACCTATGAATAACACGCTTTTGGGCTAGACGTCAATAGGAAAACGTGTTAAACCAATGAAACACACATGAAGGGAATACAAAAAATGGGTCGCTCAAAAACCTACCACTTATCACAGCAAGCTATTGAACTTGTCGACAACTTATCAAACGCAGAGGGGCGAAAGAAGAACGCTATCATCGAACGCGCGGTTCTTGCATATTCGGTTATGGATGAAAGCATAGCAGAGCGTCTTATAAAGTCAGCGAACAAGAAAATAACCAAAAGCTAGAAATGAAAGAAGGCGGCGCTATTAAGCAACCGCCTTCAAAGGTCGAATTACAGAATATCAGTACGCGGCAAAGAATGCAACGCCGTTTGTAATCCCGACTTTTCAATCTGAAAAATACAGGGGAAAAGCATGTCAGAAAACTATTGGTATCCGTTCTATCCGATTTTATACGATCGCGATACGACGCATCTATCGCTGAAACAAGATGCCGTTTATCGACGCTTAATCGACTATTATATGAAGTCGCGGCGGCCATTACCGAACAATAATGCTTCACTTTGCCGCATAGCCGCCATGTCATTGATAAGTAACGGTGAAATGCGTAGCGCATACGAATCGTATGCGAATGCTATGCTACTTTGCGAATTGGCCGAGGTCGTCGAACTCTTTACCCCTACCGAAGACGGGTTTTTGCGGTCGAAAATGTGCGATTCTATCCTCGACGAACAAGAAAAGAGGGAGAAAAGGCGCAAAGCAGCCGGCACAAAGGCGGCAATAACCCGTTGGAATAAAAGCGGTAATGCGAAACGCATACCAAAGGCAAAGGATACGCAATGCGACACGAATGCGAATACTATGCAAAAAGATGCCATAAAGACAGTAGTTATAAAGAAAGATAAGAACTCTCTACGTTCGTCCTTATCCAAAGAAAAGCCTTTAAAGATCGAATTCGATTTAGATAAAAAAAGCTTTGTCGGAATTGGTGACGACTTAATTTCGTTATGGCGAAAAGCCTATCCTGCAATCGTTATCGAAACCGAAATCTTACAGGCCGCCGCATGGCTTGTTGCAAACCCAAAAAACAGAAAGTCGAACTATGAACGATTCCTTACGAACTGGTTATCATCCGAACAAGACAGAGCGCCTAGGCGGGGCAACGACGAAGGCAATAGATCAAATCAAAAACAAACGAAACACGACCGAACCCGCCACGTCGTCGCCGAATTGCTCGAATCAGCCGCCGACAATCATGCAATGCGCGACGAGCCGAAACCAATTAACGAAAATGATTGCGATTTTGTTTGAAACGCAACGGGTCTACGGCAAAGAACCCGAACAACTGAAATCGCTTGTTCTTCTTTTTCAGATGACGCTTGCCGATTACAACTGGCAGCAGGTCGAGGGTGCTTTTAAGGTTTTTGTCACTCGATCGAACGAAATGCCTACACCCTTCGACGTCGTCGACTTGATCGAAAGAGGCGGCAAGCCACCGCTAGAACGGGCGCTTTATATCGGTATTCAGAAAAAAGACGCATGCGACCGCACTAGCGCCGAATGGGATTATATGAAAGATTACGAGCATTTTAATTTAACCGGAAAACACAGAAAACAATTTTAAAGGGGTATTTATGAGTGATTTTAACAGCAGAGGCAAAGAGGTAGCCGACAGAGTGCTAATCGAGCTAGAAATTGAAAAAAAGCGGCATTCTGATCGAATCAAGCAGATAGGTCGACGTCACAATCTAATTACATGGGGGATATACGCCTATATCATCCTTGTGAGCGTCGGAGTAATGACGGCCGTCACATTGCAACAATAGAAAGGGTTAAGGTTATGAAGTACAGCGCAAAATATGTGTGGAACGCCTACGCAATCGGAGTTTTGAGCGGCGCAATCGTCGTTTTGTTAATCTTATAAGCGGCGTTTTAACGGTTGTTCAACTAACCGCCGAGATTGAAAAAGCGAAAAAATATCATAAAAACGTGTTTACATACGTTTTAACAATGGTACTATGAGCGAACTAAAACAGAAAGGTCGAACCATGAATCAAGAAATAATTAAGCACGAAATAAGCGCCTATGACCCGTTGCGCCAGCAGCTAGCAGAGTTGAAAGAGGTCAACGAAAAGACGGCGTTTGTCGTTCCATTGATAGCAGCAATATGGGCATGGCCAATCGCAAGGTCGCTATTATATGTAGAAAATTTAGCTAAACAAGCACTACAGGAAAGCGAGTAACACAATGAAAGTACATCTTATTACTAGAGATCAGCTAGACGCTGACAATAACTATATAGGAGAAG